TAATAGTATGAAAACAAAAACAATTTTAATTATGGGACTGCCTGGCAGTGGAAAAACTTACATCTCAAAATGTCTACTTGAACATTTAGATGCAGACCATTTCAATGCAGATGCAGTCCGAGCCCAACACAACGATTGGGATTTTTCAGAAGAAGGTAGAATGAGACAAGTACATAGGATGAAAGACCTATGTAGAGAATCCGAGAAACCATATGCAATTATGGATTTCGTATGTCCATTTACTCAAGGTCGACAAATTTTAAATCCAGATTATATAATCTTTATGGATACAATCGATAAAGGTAGATATGCAGATACTAATAAAGCATTTCAAAGACCTTTAAAAAATGAAATAGATTATCTGGTAGAAGACCAGAATGGTGAACTTCATTCAGAAGTTATTGCAAGAGAAATACTTGCAGAAAATAAAAGGTTTGATGAAAATAAACCTACTACACAAATGTTAGGTAGATTTCAACCTTTTCATGATGGTCATCATGCACTGTTTAAAAGATGTTTTGATAAAACAGGACAAGTAGTAATTATGGTTCGTGCAATGGAAAACACTGCAAAGAATCCATTTGACTTCAAGACAGTAAAACAAAATATTAAAATGTTTTTACTAGGAGAAGGATACGAAGAAAATATACACTATATTATACAGAAAGTACCAAACATTGTCAACATAACATATGGAAGAGATGTGGGGTACAAGATAGAAGAAGAGTCTTTTGATAAAGAGACAGAATCAATCTCTGCAACAGAGATTCGGAGACAACTTGGATACTCACAGTAAGTCAATTGCAAAAGCATTTTCATGGAGAATTATTGCAACAGTTACTACTGGATTAATTAGTTATTTTCTTACAGGTTCAGTTGAGGTTGCAGCTGGTATTATGACTTTTGACTTCTTCTTAAAATTATTATTATATTATTTACATGAGCGAATATGGACGAATGCCCAATAAAAGAACAAGAAATACTATTTGAATGTGTTCAAGACACAGAAAATAGTTTGTTTGAACCTATTCCAGCAAAAAAAGTTAGACCAGAGTGGTTTAAGAAATTACCTATGTATGTAGATAATTATAATGAACCTACCGAAACTATAAGGAAATGTCCAGCTATGCAAGACTGGATGAACATGGGTTATCTAATTAGAAATAGACATACTGTTATTGTTGCATTAAGTAAAGGCAATAAGGAAAATGAACCAATATCAATTGCACTTGCACTAAGAGATGATATTCCAAAAGATAAATTTAAAAAACTTAGAGAACTGGTTAGGGAATTTAATAAAACTGGTAGTTTAGAGGAAACTAATAAAATACATGAGTATTGTATGTCACAGAAACTTCTTGTAGAGGAACTAACAGGTAATTATGTTGTAGGTGGTCATCCAGCCGCTCAAACAAGAGGTAGTGGTTTTGATGATAAGATGGCATTTAAATTTAAGTTGGATTTTTTAATAACAACACCTAAAGGAACTTCTACATATTGGTTAGACCCATTTTTATTTAATAATCCATTCTTTCATGCATGGCAAGGAATAATAGATACCGACTCATTTAATCAATTAACAACTAATAATATGTGTATTTTTTATCCCAAAGCAGATAATAGTTTTATTATACCAAAAGGTACACCAATCGTACAAGTTGTACCTTTTGTAAGATATCCATGGAAACACAAAATTGAATATCGTACAAGAGAAGAACTTTTAGAAAAAATGAATGACCCAATTGTAGATTTACTTGAAAAACGAGGTCGTGGTAAAAATAAAATTAAAGACCATGAACATTTTTATAGAAAAAAACTTGCAGCTAAAAAGGAGTGGAACTAATGTTTTTACCAATGTTTTCATGGAATGTTTTCAGAACAAATCTTGTAGATGAGGGATACATTACTCATGAACAACTTAATGCAATGAAGAAAGAGTCCTATACCATGAGGAAAGAAAATCCAGTTGGTAGGAATCGTTCTAATAATGCATCTGGTTGGCAGTCCGATGATGGTGTAAACAATAGACCTATATTCCAGTCTTTGTTGAATGGTGTTGAATCTGTTTTTAATAATGAAGTTTTTCCCTATTATATGGGAGAATATAAGAATGATTATGAATTAGAACATGGTAACTATTGGGTAAATATTAATTACAATACTTCATACAATAATCCTCATACACATCCTGGCTGCTGGTATAGTGGTGCATTCTATGTACAGATACCAGAAGAAACTAAAAATGATGGATGGGTACAATTCTTGAGAGGTCAAACACATCATATGTCAGACTTTTCACATATGTCTCGAAGAGATGCAGATAATTTTGGGTTTATACCAAGAGAAGGTGACTTATTACTATTCCCTTCTGCAATGATACATTATGTAGAACCACATAGTAGTGACTTCGAAAGGATATCTATTGCATTTAATAATAGTTTTAGAAATATTCACACTGGTGATTTAAACCAAGCAATGAATGGAAAACCAACATTTAACGATGTCTTAGAGTTTAATGTCTTACCAGATGGAAATCTTGAATTCCCTAAATAACCTTATACAATCAACCTTTTTAGGCATCTTAGGAGAATCATGGAATTGGAATCAATACATTTACTTTGGAACTTAGTTCTAACTGGAATCGTGGCCCCATTTGTGTGGTTCATAATGCAGTTACACAATGAGACAAAACGACTAGAAATATTACTGAATCGTACAAGAGAAGAAATGAATCGTGATTTTGTTTCTAAAGAAGACTTAAAGAGAGACATGGAAAGAATGATGGACTCTTTAGACAACATCAATAAAAAAATAGACGATTTTTTACTTTCAAATCAAAAATAACATAAATAGTATTAGAGAAAATAAATTTCTAATAGGATTATGTTATGGCAGCTCCAAACAGCAAAGCAACACTTAAAGAATATGCACTAAGACAACTGGGTAAACCAGTGTTAGATATCAATGTGGATGATGACCAGATTGATGATATCATTGATGATGCATTACAATATTTTGCAGAGTACCACTATGATGGTACTATTCGTACATTTTTAAAACATCAAATTAATAGTAACGACCTTGCAAACCAAAAAGCAGATGCAAGTATAGGTCAATCAACTACTGGTTCACATATATCAACTAATATGACCTTTAAAGAAGGACAAGGATATGTTGTTCTTCCAGAATCAGTATTATCAGTATTAAGAATATTTCCATTTGTAGATAAGTCTGGACTTAATATGTTTGACTTAAGATATCAATTAAGACTAAATGACCTTTACGATATCTCTTCTACATCTATTATACAATATGAAATGGTACAAAACCATATTCAATTACTGGACGAAATTCTAATCGGACAAGTTCCAATTAGATTTAACAAAGCACAAAACAGATTATACTTAGATATGGATTGGTCAAATGCAGTTACAGCTGGTGAATATATTTTGATAGATTGTTATAGAAAAATAGACCCAACACAATTTACAGACATATACAACGATGTTTGGTTAAAAAAATATGTCACTGCATTAATTAAAAAACAATGGGGTCAGAACTTATCTAAGTTCGAAGGAATTCAATTGCCTGGCGGAGTTACTCTACAAGGTAGACAAATCCTAGAAGATGCAAACACAGAAATTGAAAAGCTAGAAGAACAAAGTAATTTATTACAAACCGAATCTGCTCTAATGATGGGTTAATATTATGCCTACAAATGTATATTTTAATCATGCAGTTCAATCAGAACAAAATTTGCATGAAGACTTGGTAGTAGAATCTCTTAGATTCTATGGACATGAGTGTTATTACTTACCACGAACAATCGTGGATGAGGATGAACTCTTTGGTGAAGATACATCATCTAAGTATGGTGATGCATATCAAGTAGAAATGTACATAGAAAATACCGAAGGATTTGATGGTGAGGGAGACCTACTATCTAAATTTGGTGTAGAGGTAAGAGACCAAGCAACTTTTGTCCTATCAAGAAGAACATGGGATAGATTTGTATCATTAGATTCTAACCTTGCAGTAACAACAAGACCCAACGAAGGTGATTTAATTTACTTCCCTCTGGGAAACCAAGTATTTGAAATAAGATTTGTAGAACATGAGAACCCATTCTACCAGTTGGGTAAACTTAATGTATTCAAACTACAATGTGAAACCTTCGAGTACTCACATGAAGAGATTGATGTAGGTATTGCAGAACTAGATAATATCGAAGACCAATTCTCATATCAAGTATCAATGATACTTGGTGCTGGTTCTGGAGACTTTGTGGTAGGTGAAACTGTAACACAAACAGTTGCATCTGGTAAAACTGTATCTGGTAATGTAGTATCTTTCACATCTCAAGGTTCAAATGTTAAAACACTTAAGGTTAATAATATTACCTTTAGTGATACAGATGTACCAGCTGGTAGTACTATGTTTGTATTATCGTCCCAAGCAGGTGCTGGTAACATTGTAGGTGCAACAAGTAATGCAACTAGAACTATTACAACTGCACCAGATATGTATGCAATGCCAAATGACCCACTTGCAGACAATAAAGATTTTGAAACAGCTGGAACTAATATCATAGACTTTAGTGAAAGTAACCCATTTGGAAACCTATAAATATAACTATGGCAATATGGTATTTGAATATGTTACAAGAAAATGAATCTGGAATGAAAGTATTTCAATATATGAACCACCAATTTTGGGGTGATGATAATGGTCTTAAAGCAGATGTTGGTAGAACAGGAGACTCATGGGGTGTTCGATTCTATAAAAATAACATGTGGGTCAAAGATGAAGTATATAAAAATAAAAGTGAAAGTTATGCAGAAGACGCTGCAGAAAATTATGTATTAGGAATTAAAGATGTTAGGTAAATCACACTTCTACCATGAAGCAATTAAAAGGGCAGTGTCAGTTTTTGGTACTATGTTCAATGAGATTGATATTCAAAGGGATAACAACGATGGAACTACAACACAAAATGTAAGAGTTCCTTTATCCTATGGCCCTAAACAAAAGTTTATTGCAAGATTAGACTCTGCCGCAGACCTTATGGATAATACAAAGTCGAGGGTTGCAATGACTTTACCAAGAATTGCATTCGATATTACTGGTCTTACCTATGATGCAGAAAGAAAACTTGGTAAATTAAAACAATACAAATTGCATGATAGTACAGACAACACTGTATTAAGAACACAATTTGCACCAGTTCCATATAATATAAATTTTGGTTTATATGTTTTATCAAAAAATACTGAGGATGCATTACAGATTGTAGAACAAATACTACCTTTCTTTACACCAGATTTTACAGTTACAATGACTACAGTGCCAGGCACTTCCGAGAAAAGAGATGTACCTATTATATTATCAGATGTATCTTATACAGATGAATACGAAGGAGACTTTCAATCTCGTAGAATTATTACATGGAATTTAAATTTTGAAATGAAAACATATCTATATGGTTCAATATCATCTTCTGAAATTATTAGAGATGTTCGTGCAAGGACATAAATAACAGATGATGGTCAAGTAGATTCGACTGCTGGAAGAACAAGTGAGGTTAAACAAGTACCCAATCCAACCAATGCAAGTCCAGAAACAAGTCCACTAAATATAACTGAAACAATAAACTTTTTTGATGGGAATGACTCAGACTATAATACTGATAAAACCACTATTTAATTATGAAAAAATCTA